AAATATTCCAGAAAAACTTCAGGAGTAAGTTCTTCTTTCCCTTCTTCGTTTTTTGATAAATTTCTGAAATCACAAACTATTTCTAGTAAATCTGCTATAACATCCATCAACTTCGTGAAATGAAGGGGATAAATTTCATACGCCGAAGAACCAATAACAGTAACTTCTTTAGTATTCTTCCGTAAGAGAAATTCAAGATCAGAGGGGATCTCATTTATCTTTGAAACAGACATTACTGAACCTCCTTTCTTGAAAATTTTGTTTCCTCTCCTTCTAAAGCAGTCATAAAATCAGTTAAACTTTTAGGTTTATCGGAACCTGTTCCTTTATCTATTATCTCCTGACAATTAATTATAATTTTAATAAACTGAACTTTAGCAAGATAAACTCCTGGGGATGGATCCTGTATTTCATCAAGCATCTTAATCTGCTCTTCACAATAGTTCATAATCTGAATGTATTTTGCTAAATTCATTTATTTCCCCCCAATTTCTTCTCTAAAAACTTAATTAAATCTGCTCTCTCTTTTGAAGATAACTCTGGAAATACATATTTGATAATAAATGAAATAGGTAACTGAGGAAGAAGTTCTTGTAAAGCAGTTAACACTTTTGCTTTCTGAAGAGTAGCTTGTGTCTGAACTTCATCATCAATCAGAGAGGGTGGTGGAAAATGAATAAATACTGCATATTTTTCTATATCAATATTAAAACTAACACAAATTGCTTCATAAAGTTTTACCAGCACACGTGCAATCTTCTTTTGGTATTTTCGGATAGTTCTAGAAAAATTTACTTCCATTTTAGTAATAACATCCCTATTTCTTGTACTCTCTTCATAGTTAAGATATGCTTTAGGAATATCTAAAGCAGCCAGAATCCGCCTTTGAATAAACTTCACATCAGGGACATCCGTTAAGGTTGCATCAGAAGAAAGAACATCAACTTGAGTTGCAGAATCCGGTGTTTTTGGGATTACTATATCAAGAATGTCCCGTACTGAGTTTTTTCCTCGTATCAGTCCCTTTTTTAAATCTATTTTTAGTTTATTCTTAACAATAGTAGCCCATTTTTTAATATATTTTCTTGCCTCCTCAGTATCTTTTCCAGTTACATCTATATAAAAAACTAATTTCTGAGCTGCTCTGCTGATTCTATAGATAAGAATAGCTTCCTCAAGTAATTTTAAATATCTCCATGACCGAACTAATGGGTATAGCATACTCTTACCGGGGGGAATTGCAGAAAGAGAAAAATGATAGACCTTAGATTTAATTGGTTTCTTATCATTATCTCTCCACTGGTAGTAACGTATTACCTTACCATCTCTTCCTATATCCCAAGTAATTTCATTGCTTGGCAAATAATAGACCTTTTGATTTTTAGACTCTAGAAACCCATCACCATATTTAACTAAATCTTCTATAGCTTCAGGTAAGAAATCTTTGATACCGGAGTCTTCTTCCCATTGTCTTAGTTTAAGTAAATCTCTCTCAGATCTTTTAATATAAGACTCATCTAGACATTTTTTCAGTATAGTCTTCCTATCATATAAAAGCATTTCTTTCCGTGGTACTAGATACACTTTATACTCGCTTAACTCTCCCACGGAAGAACCATAATAGATAATATCAGCAATTTTTCCTACTGCTCCAAAAATCTCAGGACTACACTGTAGCATCTCATCAACAGAATCGCAGAACTTCCTTCTATCATTTGTATCAGAAATATCGATAGAAAAGTCAGCAGAAACTAAAAGTGCCTCAACTATATCATATAGACCCAAATCTAAATCTACAAAAAGAGAACTCTCAAGTAGCTTACTTTTTGCAGAGGAAGTTTTTTCTTCTTTTACCCGGCCGGAGTTCTTCTCTAACTGGGTGGTCTTCATCTTTTTTTCACCAATCTTACTCAAAATTATTCTACCTTCCGCACTATTGGTCGACTACAATCAACTAAATCTTCCATTTCTTTTTCTCTCACAACATCTTCTCGCACTTTTACATCTAACACTTCCAAAACTTTAGCAAGATCTTTGAAAGAACGGATCTTTCTTGGATCTACTCGGTAATAAATTACTTCCGCCATTTTTTCCTCCTTCCTTTTTGAAAAATTTAGTGCTAAAATAGCGTTTCTAAATCAAAAGTTTCTCGGTTCATAGTTCCCCAGTTCATAGCTTGATATAAACTTTCTAATTTACTTTCAACCAAAATATGAAACATTTTTCTTCTATCCACTTCAATTTTACCACCTGGCAAAACTAAAGACCCAAAAGGGTAATTCTCCCCTCCTGTAAGTTCCCATCCCAACACATCTTCAGGCGGGTGGTTAGGCCGTAATTTAATAGGATGGATATAGACATAGCGAATTTTTTCTTTTCCCTGTATTTTTCTTCTATTAAGGAGTCGACAGATAGAATTCCAATTTTCTGAAGCTCTTACCGCAATTGGTTTCCCTTTTTTACCTCCACTTTTATTTTTTTCTTCTCTCATATAATCTTTTAATTTTTTACTCAACCCCGTTGGAAAATAAAGTATATTTCCCACTTCTTCTTCAGAACTTTGTACTATCTGGTTCCAAAAGTTATTAATTTCCATTTCTATATCTGCTTTACTTTTTCCATGTAAAACCATCTTATAAATTCGTTCTAAAAACTCCCTCACAGGAACAGGAGTATCAGACCTTACTATCTCAAGTCCTTTTTTCTCATACCTATCTACCTTACCTCCCTTATAAGAAACTAAATGAAGAAAATACCGCTTTTTAACTGGGAAAAATAATCCAACATCGGCCACTAGTTCAGAATCCATTTTCAGATAATGTTCAGAACCAACCCCAAAAGTAAATTTAGCATAGAAATCTACAAAACTATTTACTTCATCCAATAACTTTCCCACATCAAAATTTCTTTTACCAAGAGCAATAAAACTAGAATCTGTATCTCCATAGACAACTTTATAACCCCGCCCAGTTAACTCGTTTATAACATTTTGTATCAGCAATTGCCCCGTAACAGTTACCGCTTCCGCCAGATTTATATTATAGAACCTAGACCGTCCATAACCAAGATACCCATAGAAAGAATTAAGTAATATCTTATATGTATACTGCTTATTATAGTAGAAAGTTTCCTTTTCTTTATCTTTTCCAACCCACTTTTTCATTTCTTTGCTATACTGTAACCTCCGTTCAAAGATATAATCTAGTAACTGGGGGATAATTCCACGAGGACATTTACGGTAAAAAGTATTATTAGCTGCCTTATAGTAAGATTCATTAGGAGACGGATTACTAACTAAAGTTTCGGGACTTATATTTAAACTACGAATTATACTAGGGTATAGAGAAACAAAATCAAGATCTATTATCCATTCATGACGCCCGGTTACAGGTTCCATAACAAAAGCGCCTTTAAATCTCTCAACTACTTCCGCTCCACCAACACTCCTACCTACCAATGATTTCTTCTGCAAAAAACTAAGTATAAAAGAGTCAACTACTTTCGACTGCTGCAATACATAATGATATGGACAGTTGCTTTCACGTTTAAGTTCAAAAGCAAGATCTAAAAAATGAAGCTTTTTATCTAACTCGACAACTAATTGAACATCATTTATATTATATTGTATAAACTGTTTACTATCATTTTTATACACTTCATTTATATCAGAAGCAGATAAAGTTTTACCCTTCCCTAATTCTAACTGTGAGATATAATCCAAAGAAAAACTTTCTTTCTCACTATATGTAAATTTTCTATATAAGTCTAAATAGTCTAAAACTGAAATACCTCGTATAGAATACTCGCCATGTTCCTCCTCCTTTCTAGGGAAGGAAACTAGTCCAATAGGAGATAGACTCTTCTCTATTCCCAATAACCGAGCCCGTTCCAATATCCATTTCAGATCAAATCCCCGTATCCACCATCCTGTTAAAATATCAGGGGTATATTTTTTCCAAAACTTAGATAAAAGAACTAGAAGGGCCCGTTCAGAATCTACTCGATATAAGTTCCAATTTTTTCCACTTCTTTTTCCAGTTACTTTATTAGGATCAACAAAAAATATAAAATATTTTTCTAGATAATTATCCCAAATAGTAATTATATTTATAAAACTCTTTCCGTCATCTATTTCCGGAAAAGATCTGGATGGAGAATAGACCTCTATATCTAAAAATTGAACTCTGGGTGTTACCACTGGTATGTGAGAAAGACGTGTATGATAATCTATACTATACCTAATATCATACAAGACATCAGCTTCATAAGTAGTCCAGCCCTGAACTGACCATTTTTTCCTTTCTCTAGGTACTAGTCCAGGATGTGCTGTATAGATAATTTTAACTTTGTCTCTTGGAGCTACAGGCCCATAGTCCTTTCGAGAAACAAAAAAATACGGTTTAAATCGTGTTTCTTTTTTAATTGTTAACTTACCATCGCTATCTCTAAAAAATAGATAAAAATCTTTACCCACCGGTACTATATTCTCGAGACTAGAACTCATCGATGTCTTCCCCAAAATCTTCTTCTATTACTTTTTCACCAGTTTCCACCACAAGTTCATCATTAGTTATAATTCCAGTAGCTAAGTCAAAATCTATAGTAAGTTTCCCTTTAGGTCCCTGGCGATTTTTTTCAATTGAAATGTATTGTCTGCCCTTTCTTTCAAAAAAACACAACAAACAATCACAACAAAATATCTTACCCCAAGCTTCTGAGATATCTCCCATTCCAGGAGTTGAACTTTTTAAAGCATCCCGATTAAATTGAGTGGGAGAAATAACTACAGAATTAGTTACCATAGCCAACTGTTTTAAAAACTCAGAATTTTCTCTATACCGAAACCTCTCATGCTCATACCTTTTACCGCTCCGTAATAAATCTAAATAATCAACTAAAATCACTTCGGGTTTAAATTTTTTAACAATCAGTTTCCTGATATATTGTTCTATTACTTCAAAAGTAACTTTTCTTTTGTAACTTTTAATTATAAGTTTTCCTTTCCTCGGAAATCTTTCCATAGAAGTTTTTAAATGTTGACGCAATTTATCTTTATCTTTTAGTTCGTATCTCGGGCACATAAAAACATAAGAATCCAATCTTGACTGAAGCTCCCATATAGGTTCTTCCAAATTTAAAAACAATACATTTTTTCCTTGATATAAACTTTCAATAGCTTGCCTGCAAAGAAAAGTAGTTTTCCCTCCCCCAGTTATACCTAAAATAATATAGTACCTTCCACTCTGTAACCCTTGACCATCTCTTAAAAAATATTCATCAAGAACTGGAATGTTAGTTTTTACAGTAAAAACATTTCTAGATTTTTTTCTAAGTAATGCTTTACTTATCCTTTCTATAAATGATTCCCAATTATACACTTCTTCCCCAAAATCATACTCGAAAGTATAATCGGTCAAAAAATCTTTTAGTATTTGCTCAACTTGTTTTAATTTTTTTTCAAAATTACCCAACCCAAGGAAGATTCCAATATACTCACTAACTATATACAACTTAAGAGAATGAGAAATTGTCTGCACTACGGAGTGCTCAGAAACTAGTATTTCTTCTTCCTTTTCTTTTAGTTTCTTATCTAGTCCCAATATCTCAATAATACTCTCGCCATCATATCCAAATAATTTTAACTGTATGGCCTCTTCCAATTTTACTCTATCTTCATAAGGAATAAATGATAAATATTCAGTTTCTTTCACCTTTCGAATTAACGGAAAAAGAAAGTCACTAGTACCAAAAAGTACTAAAGGCAAAAATTTCTCCTGTATATATTCTAAACTTAACATTTCTTACTAATCTTAAATCTAACTTCCCTAAATTCTTTCATTGACTGAGGTAACTCTGTAACAGTAATACTTTCGCCCAAATATTTTGTTGTATAAAACCCATCAAAAACTGTAAACAAAAGTTCATCTGGCCGAATAAGTTGACTAAGTTGATAATGAAAAACATCCTGAAAAACTTTTTGCACGTAATGATTATATTTCTTATAACTTGAAAACTTAAACTTAGTGCGGAACTTCCTATTCAATAAATAAAGTAGTCCCGTGCCCTTTCCTTCCTTACTATAAAGAGTAGATAAAATCTCAAGTTTTCTTTCTCGGCCATTCTTAAATAATGTATAGGGATCTTCAACTTCATTAAAATAATCAATAAGTTCTTCATCTTGTATAAGTAAAATTATCGTAGATAACTCGGCGCCCTTATAGTCATAATAGTATACTTCGTCATAACGAGTAGCCGAGATTAGTTCTGCTCTTTCTTCTTGCGTCAATCCAGTTAAATTAGGAACAAAAGTTATTCTATTAGTAATACTTTTCCTAGGGAATAAAAATAATCGGTTATCCCAAAGACCTTTTTCTAACTTCTTTTTTAATTCCGGGCCTAACTTATCTTCATCAAGAGGTATACCATGAAGAACTTTCTCCTTGTAAATTTCTGGAAAAAGATATACTTGGGAAGAATCCAAATAGATACCTAACTTACCCCACAGATACGGTTCTTCAAAAGTTATATGTATAGGATAAGCTGCTTCGGCTATAAAATACTCTCTAACTAACCGTCTCCAGTAAAAATTCTCTAGAACCTTACTTTTAATTACTAAACTTGTATTATAGTTAGAAAAAATAAGTTGCTCATTCTGAATTAGAAAAGATGAAAAAGCCATCCTTACTTCTTTTTTTCCATCTCAATCACTCTATCTAAAACCAGACGAGCCGTCCCTTCAGGATCTCCCTCCCGTATAAAAATTTCTTCATAAGGTAATTTAAATCGAGTTAATATTTTCCTTACCGCATCTGTAACAACAGCATCTTCCCGTTTTGGACTTCTCATAAAAAACGTAAATAACTTAACAGCGTGAAAATCGAGTAGATGGATAGTATTCAAAGGTAGTTTAGCACAGAGACGATAAGCAGCATTATCAACTAGACTCCTATCAGCTATAATTGGTTTGTCCTGATGAACTAAATAACTAGCAACAGTGATAAAATCTAATGCGTTCTCAAAATACTGGTAAGCAGCATTATAACCAAATATCTTTTCTTTCCAACTATCTCTTATTCCCATCTGGACTAGTAACCCATGAGCAACTTCCCCTACAAAAGCAAACTTATTACTGTCGGCCACCTTCTTAATTAATTTCCAAGTTGTAGTTTTACCTATCCCGTGGCTTCCCGAAAGAGCATAAACCTTAATCATTTACTTACCTCCTATTCTACTTTTTAGTAACTTAGCTAAAGGAGTAGTATCAGGATCTACTTGTTTCCACTTCCTATCAACTCTCACCCAAACTCGTTGATTTAAAGATGCAGGAAATCCATCTCGATGCAATTCCCGCTTATATTCACCATCTATAACTACATCTATAAACTCCAGTACCTCAGGACGGAACTGCTCCAAAGTAAATCCTGTATATAGTACACATCTTTTATTAAACAGCTTTTTAACTGCCTCACTTATTTGTCTTAACTCCCTAGGATAGTACCCAAAATCGCCCCCTAGAAAAACCACGCTATCTATCAGTTCTACATTTTTCTTTATCTCCTCAATCACTTCTTCTACTGTAAGTTTCTTACATAAAGGACTATCCGGATCTTGCAACTCGGGGTTCTGACACCCAGGGCATCTGTGCCAACATCCACAACAGTATAAATTTAAACTAATACCTAAGTATGGGTCATCTATAAACCCAACTTCAAACCGTGCCATCGGTAAGTGGTTGTTCTGTCCAGGCATCTCTCTCCCTCTTTAAAAGAACTTTAGTAAGGTTAGTAGTTTTATCTTTAATATATAACAAAGTAATAACCGGAATAAATACCCCGTGAACTTTACGGACCCGCCCACGACCAGCTATAATTTTTTTAGGATACTCCCCGAGAGTAAATTTAAAATATAATTCTTTCATCGAAAAAGGTAACTGATTATATGAGGCCTTTCTATATATATCCCAGTACAGCCCTTCAGGGGAGCTAGTATTGGTCTTAATCTTAATTTTACATACCCCTGTAGAAACAACATCTGGATACTGGTGGAGATATTTCCAGAGAGCTCTTACAAGAAAGGTCCTTAACCACATCTTAAGATCCAAAATAGTTTTAATTTTCTCCTCAAACATTGATTAAGAAACTAATATCAGCAGCTGAAGTAGAAAAAGCAAAGGCATTATGCAAATGAATACTTTCTTCATGTTCCACAAAAATCCAATACTTACTACTTATCTCCTTTACATCCTTTTCAACTAACCGAACCATATCTTCTACAAACCGTGGATGGCGGTAACTAGTTTCAGTTACCCACTTTTCATCAACTCTTTTTAGTAGTTCCCAGATAGGTGAACTAGCATGTCTTTCAACAATCTCCACTATATCTTCAATCCAAATTATTCGCCCACTCGATTCTAAAACTACCGTGCAGTAGCTCCTTTGGTTATGAGCACCTACCTCAGATATTTCTTTAGAACAAGGACAAAGACTCAAATAAGGAACCCGAACAGAAGTATACTCTGTTACTTTTTTCCGATTAGTCATTATAATATATTTATAATCAATAGGTAAATAAGATTCAAGTTGAGAAACTGGTGACTTTTTTTCCATAAAATATCTTGTGCTAGCTTTAAGAAAAAATTGTTCTGAGTAAGGAATCCTGTCTTGCAACATATTTAGAAAATCTAGATACGACTGACGAGTAGTGAATTTTTTAACAATACTTAATCCACTAACAAACCTCGACATATCAACTCCCTTCCTGTCCTTTCCTAAGAAACACCCCACACTCAAAGTACCATCTGTAGTAAAAGTCTTTCCATCTCGTGTAGTCATCTCAAATAAAAAACCCACCCCCTTTACACCAACTACATTAATATCAGATTTCACAAAAGGTGGCATCTGTTGAATATCTGGTAAAGTTTCCATAAAGTTTCCTCCAATTTACTGAAGTTGAACAGAACTCTCTCCAATTGAGTTATTTCCAAATAAAAGATATGTAGTACAGTTAACAATCCTAAATAAAAGGTTTAACTCCTCTGGAGTTAACCTACCAGATTTATTACCAACTGAAAAAAATAAAGTTTCTTTATCTTCTATTTTAAAATACAGAACGTCCCCAGGACGAGTCCCTCGAGCATAATACCGAGCACCACTCGCTAAAAACTGTTGTAAAATAGTTAAAAACTCAGTAAAACCCGGAAAAGAAAACCAAAAATCTTCCTTACCCAAGATTAGCTGACATTTTTTACCAATCACTCTCAAAGAGACTGTTCCAGCACCTATATATATCCCTCTATCCACAGCGTAGAACCTCCAGTATTCTGTTTGCCTTCCTATACAATTCAGGATAAGAGGACTGCTTCAACTCCACCTTCCATCCATTTAAAAAATTTATTAAAATATCTTCCTGAATAACTACTTCCAATTCGTACTGTCTCACTACATTCATAAATACATCCATATCAAACTTTTTTTCTTCTAAAATATAATTATAAAGTAAACTAGGTACTAGCGTTGGGTCATCTTCTAATAAACTACATAACTTATAATTCACCTCAAACTGGTCCTTCTTATTAAGTATTAGATCCACTTTTTTCTGTAAACTTCCCCACTCCATAGATTTAAGTACATCAAGAAATTCCTTAGGAGTTCTTAAATGTGGGTGATTCTTAAGAACTTTTTCAATTAGAATAGAACAAAATTTAGGTCCTAATGACTTTATACCTGGTACCTCATCTTTATCACCCATTATTGCTATAAGTAAAGGTAACTGCTCGTACTGGAATTCTGTAGAGTTAAATCCATAAGACTTAGCAATATCTTCCCGCTGTAAAAAAGTTTTACTAACTGGATCGAAAATTTCTACCCCAAAAGCTTTTAACTGGTAAAAATCTTTATCCCTAGATACTACAGTAACAGATCCTACTTTTGACATAACCCTCACTATAAAACTAATTATAGAATCAGCTTCAACATCTGTACTACTTACGAAATGAAAAGGACTAACCCGTAAGCAGTCGTAGATTATCTTTCTTTGTCTTTGCCATTCTCTTCGCTGTGTCTCTGTAGAAAAGGCACTCCGTCCTTTTTTATAATCTCTATATAATTTTCTTCTATAAACACTTTTTCCAGTATCTGTTACTATAAAAACTCGTTGAGGATGAAATGTATCTAGATAATTAAATAATGTTTTTAGAAATATATAGCAACCACTAATACTAGTACCACAACTAGTAGTATATTTTAGATATTTTTCTCCTGCAAAAAATGCTGACATAAATAATTGAGAAAAATCTAAAACTAAAGATCTAACTCCCGTACCATCCAAGTTTGGTACCTCGTAACTTTTTCAGAAAATTTAGATGAAGGACTCTGTTTCTTAGCTAAAGTTAAAGAACTAAATTTAAACCGATTAGTTGGTATATTTATCACAGAACGGCCACCTTCATCATACTCGACATCAAAAACACTTTCTACTTTTGATAATAGATAGATATAATTAGAAATATTCTGGATCCGCACTTGAACAGATTTATCTTTTGTAGGATTTAGAATAACCGCTTTTGGAGTTACAATAGAAGTAAGCTTTGGAAAAAATCCAACATCCACACCTTTACACCGGATCCAGTAAAAATTACTTACCTCCCGTAAACTTAGTTCTAGTAAATCATCCTTAAAGAATAACTCCCTACGAAACTCCTCCTTAGTATAACTAGGATAAAAATTTCCAACCCAAATATTATCTATATCTGAACCGTATTCTAAAACTATCTCCCTAACTGAATAAGGAAACCGACCATCCCGTGGTTGATTATAAAGATTGGAAAAGAATAGAAGTAGCTCATCATGATATTTCTTAGGAAAACTACGAGACATAGTGAAATATGGAATAGAAATTGAAAGATATCGAGCTAAAAATTTTTTCTTCTCAAGGATAGTAAATGAAAAATCCGGATCTAGTTTTATACTTGGTATCAGATATTCCACAAAACGATTATATTTATAACAAAATAAATACCAAGATTGCGGCCAATTTTTCTTGTAAAGTTCTTTTATCAAATTGACAAATTCTTCCTCTTTTCTAATTTGCCAGTATCTACTAATTAGATCAACTTTTTCCTTCCTTGTCTGACAAAAAAGTAACAACCGAGGGAAAAAAACATAACCAAAAAGATATTTAGTGCCAGTACTGGAAATTTTCTTCATAAGAATTTCCTAAAATATCAAATACTTGCACTACAACTGTATTAATACCCTTCTGTATTTCCGCCTCTACAGTTCTTATAGTAAGTTCTTTATCACCTTGAATTCTTTTTACTTCTTTAATATCAATTTTATTTCCATTTAACATTATCAGAACAGAATCTATATCTAATTGAATTGCCGAAAGAATACTAAAAGTAAAATCTACTTTCTCAACTCCTTCTAAAAGAGAATATGGCTGAGGGTACACTGGTGTTATAGAAATCCATACCCATCGAGCACTTTCTATCAAGCAGTTTCTTACATCACTAAATATAACTCCTTCAATAAAACACTGTCTCCAACTCCCTTCCAAATAACCAAAAGTAATAGAGACTACTTCTACATCAACTACACCAAAATTGGCTAAAATAGCTCCTCGCTCAGATATCCACCCAGGAAAAGATTGAACCTCAGCAAGTCTCTCAGAAAAAGTTCCCGAAATAGTCTGTAACCAAACTTCTTTCTTACTATAATAGTTCCAATCCGCGGCAAGAGTAAAGCAAAGTCTTAAGTCACTTTCTGTGAGAGGTCTTTCACAACGGAGTGCTTCCATATCAGAAACTTTATAAACATATAGATATACTCCTTTATCACTTTCTGCACGATAACATATATTACATATCCTTTGACTTACTTCACCAAGTTCTAGATATACTCCTCTTTCACTTACTTTCCGCACCTCAACTGTAGTTCCAAGTAAAGAAAGCTCTTCAACACCCCTTCTTTGCACAAAAGCACTATGAGTACTAGCAGATAGAAAGGGAGCACATAAGGAACAGTTTCTTTTATCTGTACAAGAAGAAACTACCACTGCCCCAACTTGATCTCCAGTACCAAACTGGATATGTAGTGGTAAGGAGACAAGTTCAGTAGTACTATCAACTACTACATTTAGTAAAGTATCACTAACTACTTCCAACTTCTAAAAACTCCAACAACTTTAGATAAAAATTATTAAAATCAAGTAAGTTAGCATCTAACACTAATGCTTGCTGTGGAGGCTCAAACTGAAACGTAAGAGGTTGCCTGTAGATCCCTCTAGTATCCCTTGCTTGAGCTTTCTCAAGAGAGCATTTTAACCAAACCACATAAAATTTAGCATGCCGAGATATTATTTCTTGCATTCTTTCTCGGTACTTTACCCGAGGTGCAATAAAAGATAACAGAACATTTACCCCGTTTTTATTTAAGACATTGCAGATATAAGCAGTGTTTTCTAAATTTTTCATTCTATCCAAGTTACTAAAACCAAGATCTCTACATACTGTACTTCTAACATCATCAGCATCTATATGGATCCAGTTCCAAAAGAACGGTTTAGTTTTCAAGTATCTACAAAAAGTCGTCTTACCACTACAGGGTATCCCGCAAACTAAAACTGTCTTCAAAATTCTACCTCCTTTTCAAAAAATTTCCTTTTCGCTGCAACTTATTATAACACCCCTTACACATAGACCTAGCATAATAAACCTTTATCCGTCCACACCGTGAGCACCGTATCAACCGAAACCTCTTCTGGAAATAATACCGAGGAAAGTATCCATCTTGCAGCAACCATTTTAGAAAATAAGGTGCTGGAGAGTCTGTTAGGTAACCTAAAATAAGTTCTAACTTCTCCTTACTGGTAAGAGACATAATCTTTTGAGCAGCTTCTCGGATTAGTTCTTCCTCTAGTTTTTCATTGAAAATTAAGAACTGATTTCGTAACTCAGATAACTCAGCACCTAACCGTTTGAATAAAATTTGAGTTAAAATATCCTCACTAATTATCATCAAATTTCACCTTTTTGAAAAATTTCCTTTTCTTTGAAAACTTATAGCTAACTCCATCTTAGTTAGTCTCCTAAAGTTTAACCTCCAACAAACGAGCCTCTCCAAAATGCCCTCCATGGAACTTACAATGGTTTTGAGCCTCAGATTTTGTCCAGTGAGTTTTAGGATAGCGGAAAGCTTGTTGTACCCATTTCTGTCCCACTTTGCAATAGATTACATCGTAAGGTTTTCCCTTATGGCGTCTAGCTTGGTTTACACGGCGGAAAGCAGAGCAGTTCTTTGGATCTTCCAATCTACAAGACCACTCATTGGGATATGGCATTTTAATCACCCCCTCCAATAGAAGTAATACCATTCTTTTTTTCTAACCAAATTACTCTGTCCCACCCATCCCAGTCCTTCACAGTTTTATTATGAGTGATAAAGAATATCTGTGAAGGTATCCGTCGAGAAAACTCCCGCAACAAGCGTAAAACCCGGACGACTACCTCACCGCTTAACTTATCTATTATCTCATCCAGAAGCATTATTCCGGCAAATCTTCTACTGGTAGCTAATAAAGTAAGAATTCCAAGAAGTAAACTAATATCAATACTTCTCCTCTCACCCATACTATACGACCAGTACGAGCGATTATTCACCTGACATCCAAACTCTTTCTCAAATATAAACTCCACCGTCATATCCGACTGTAACAACTGTCGTAAGTAAAACTGAGTAACTGAACTGAATGTCCTAATAACTTCCCTAACAATCATCTTCTTAAAACGACCTTTATTAGCACAAATCTCTTTCCAGACACTGATTACAGGAACTAGTTCTTTTAGTTCCAGTTGTTCCTTCGTTAGATTAATAAGTTTGTGTTCCTCACCTCGTATATCACCCCCAATTTTTTCCAACTCTTTTAACTGAAGTTTTAACTCATCTTTTTCCTCCTCCATCTTTGAACACTCAACATTTAACTGTCTCAACTTCTCCCGCAATACTTTCTCATTAATCAATGCTCCCTCAACTTTCGTTCTTAAACTATTTAATTCTTCTTCAATTTTTGCTTTCTTCTTATCTAACTCTCGTAATATACTGGATTCTTTATCAAAACGAACTTTCCACCGAGAAGCTTTCTGGATAAGTAAATTCTTTTCATTTTGTAACTCTTTAACAAATTTAGCAACCAGTTCCGGATCCACTTTCTGAAAACACCAAGGACATCTTTGTCTGGATTTCTTTTTCTCATTTTTCTTTATCTCAGTATCTATCTTTGACATCTCCCCATTAATTTTTGTTAACTGAGCGTAAAATTCGGTACGAGAATTTTGGTGCTGCTGTATATAAGTGTTAATTTGTGTAAGTTTTTCCTTCTTTTGCAGTCCTAATTGAGTAAGTTGCTTACGTTTAGATTCTATATGGAGCAGTTCCCGGTTCTTCTGTTCTATCAGGTCTTGTGTAGAATTTATTTGAGCCACCGCTTGATGAATTTTATTGATTAGATTTCTCTTGATAGTTTCCTTCTGCTCCAGTACCTTCTGGTACTGATCTAAACGAGTCCGTAAAACTAATTTTTCTTGTTCTATCTTCTCCAACTTATCAAATACATTATTTTCAACTTCTTGAACTCGGTGTTTAATACCAAGGGGTAAAAAATTAAGATTTAGTAAACTTTCTACCAACTCCAATTTTCTTTCTAAGGGTAAACTAAAAAACTGGACGTAATTACCAGAATAAAAAACGTGAGTGTTAAGAAAATCCGTAACCGAGCACCCAAGTAAATTTTCTATAACTTCTACATTATCTTCTAACCGTCTAAACTGTATAGGTTCTCCTTCCGGATTTTTAATTACAACTCGAGTCCCTCCCCGAGAACGACTCCGAGTGATTACCCAGTTGTTATCGAAAGTACATTCTGTTTCCAGCGCTTTCTCCCCCCGTCGGATTAAATCATCAAGAACAACTTGCCCCCTCTTTCCTCTCACTGTCTGACCTGTGATATTAAATAGAACGGAATCAAAGAGAGCACTTTTACCAACTCCATTCCCCGAGCCCGAGTCCCAGTCATAACCAGTTATTAGTATTAGATTTTCTGTCTGTTTAAATTGAAGAGAAATAGAACGGTAAGACAAAAAATTACGAATCTTTATTTTCTTTAACCTCACTCATCTCCTCCATAACATTTAACGCTATCACTACAATAGTATAAAGCTCTAAGTCAGAATAGTCAGGAAAATACTGGGAGATTCTTTTAACTATGGCCCTTGCTCTTACTAGTATCTCTTCTCTTCTTTCCATAAACTTTCCCTTACAATTTGTAAAAAATTCTACTTTTACGGACTTCTTCTTGCCGAGTTCGTATCATAGAAGACACTGGAACAAAATAACCAATAACTCTTGTAACTTGCTCTGTTATAGGCGAAGAACATATAGGACACCTGATGGCAGACCCAAGAAATGTATGCCCTTGCCCACAGCGAGAAAAAAGAGGATTAATAGCAAAGTGTTTTAACCCTTTCTGAACTGCATATTGTATAAGTTTATGAACTTGTTCAGGACTCGCTTGAGAACCAATGTTAAGATGAGTTATTACACCTCCAGAAAAGAATTGGTCAAGTTCTCCACCTATTTTAATTCTCTCTACTAACTCTACCGGTTCCCACAGTGGGATAAATTGATTAGAATATAACTGGTAAGGTAATTCAGGGTAAAATACTTTATCTTTTTCACACAAAGTCACTGCAGCACTCTCCGCAGGAACTTGCTCAAGATTGAATGGTACGTCCCATCTCAAGGACTCTTCTCGGATAGTATCCAAGAGGGAAGACAACCATTTTTTTAACACCCCTACATCTTTTCTAAAATTATACCCACAAATTTCACCTAACTCCCACACACCTACTAACCCTACTGTGGAAAAGAACATCTGGTCAAGGTTTAACCACTTCAAGGGTGAAAAAAACTTAAGATAACCAGATTGTATCAATTTTGTAATCAAACACCGGTGACTATAGAGTATAGAACAAGCTTCTCGAACTCTCTCTCTTATTACAGTCTCAACTTTTCCCGGGTCCCCTCCACAGTCAAGCCCCACACGAGGTAAATTCACAGTAACCACTCGGTGTGACCCGATGTTAAGTCCACCGTTACCAAAAGAATCTATACCACGAAACTCCATCAGGTCTTTTACTGAAGATGTAAGCCGACAACAAGAAGCAATTTGAGCACAATCACTGGTTATAAATATATTAAATACTCCCTCTGTATTACACTCACAAACCAGTCGTAAGAATTTCTCATCTGGAATTACCCCCTCCGCAGTCTTATATAAATTTACCGTGCAAACAGGAAACCGGTAAGGTAATCCAGTGTGTGGATCTTTGGCCGCAATAAAACGCATCCACAACTCCTGAACTCTTTCAATCACATCAATATAGTCCCCCACACTAGAACCATCTGGATAATAATACTGGGAGAAAATACTCTTTAAAGTTCCTCGGTCATAGAAACTTATATTAGTAAAAGGACTCTGACCTCCAACCCGGTACTGGTTATTCACCACATGCACAAAGCGCTGGAAATCATTTACTATTTGTTTATCGCTTATCTTCTCCCTCTTAACATACCACGCATAATTAACTGCTAAATCAGCTAAAGCCACAGCACCAGCAAACTCTTGACTTAGATCCATAGTGTACTCAATCACTTGAGATATAAAGGAGTCACCTCTTTTAGGCCTTTTCGAGTACAGTTGACCGTAAGGGCGCCCCTGAGTCATCAAAACACTAGTGGATACAGCCACACAGTAAGGAACTGTCCACAACGTCTGGTCGTGGCAATACAGACGACCGGTGATGACATCATCGAGTATTTTCTCTGCTTGCTCTTCTCGCAAATGGCAACTCCCTATCAACTCTCTCCAAATTAACCATAAGGAGTAAAATTTTGAGTGTGCTTTTGCTATTTCGGACATAAAATTGTTATTACTCCTTAATTGTCCTATATTAGCATTAGGGTCTACAGAAAAATCTTGCAACGAGCCCTTCCAGTACTTGGAACCAAGTGCAAAAATATCAATCGACTCCCTATCAATACCACTTAAACGTAATAATCTCCGACCTTTTTCTGTTGCATGAAATCTATTATACACACGAGCAACAGCATCAGGAACACTAAACTGAAATCTCATCTCTCCCATACCTCCTAAATAATATTTTTAACTTCGCTGATAACCTCCTTAGGGGTAATCATTTCCATACATCTTGCACCTATCCGTCTTATAGTAGGAGATTCAATCTCCTCCCAACTCAAACACTGCTCCTTAATAATCGAATACCGATCACCACAAAGACAAGGAGGGCAAGAAAACACCGGTCGCACATTAGGATACCGGTCACAACGTAACCGAGGGTGTATGTTGCCAAAAAGAGCCACACAAGGAGTTCCAACAGCTGCACTTGCGTGTAAAGCACTAGTATCTGGAGTAATAACACAGTCGCTTTCTGAAATCAACGCTATCACATCCCGTACCGAAGTTAAGTCAGTCCAATCTAAAAACCGAGTTTTATCAAAAGTGGATACTCCCTCTCGGTACTGGATATAAAAAGGATGCTTTACACCCCAGATCTTCTTAACAGTTCCAACAGTTATAACATTATACCCCTCCTGTACTAGTTCCCGGATAACCTCCAAAGAATACCGTATGGGATAAGTACGGTAAGGAGATATAGAATTAAGAACATACACTACGGTTTTCCTCCTCGGGTGAGGAAACTGAGAGAGAATTTTTCTTGCATATAACTTCTCACTCAACTGAACTTGGTAACACAGACCAGAGAATTCCTTGGGGTCCAAATTAGCTTGTTTAAAAAATAGCTCCACACGAGGTACATTCATATAGGCCCTCTCGGAGATTCTTCCTTGTTGTGGATGCACTCGAAGAGATTCTACACAAAAATTAAAATCAATCACCTTATCATATCTACCCTCTTCACCCGAACGAAACACGTCATAAGGAACTACTTGGTGTACATCTTTATTCCCCAACCATAGCTCTGGATAGCTAGTACAGACATCAATCTCTACCCCTGAGTTGTTCTTCCGTAGAGCTTTTACAACAGAGGTAAGAATTAAAATATCTCCAATACCAGATTGACGGTTCAGTAAGATCCTCATCACACAATTTTTCTAAAAAATTTTACACGCTCCAGTCTCTAGACTAGTTAAGGGGCTCCCTAGCTACTCCTTCAGCACAAAGTTTAATATTAACTGTTCTTCTTGTAACCATTTAATTTATAAGATTTACAACAAAAAATTTTATATCCCATCTAGCTGGTATAACTACTTACTAAAAAATTTTCTTTATCTACCCGTGAATGGTTCTTCACACAATACTAACAGCCAATTAATTGGTCCCCGTACCAAAATAGCACTTAACTCTCTTCAAGTACAAATCTCACCATATTTTCTTCTCCCCCATTTAATACTGGTACCCTTCCAATGAGACTACGCTAGATAAAGATCAGAATTAATTAGTACCGATTACCCTCAACTCATCAAGTACACTCCTCTTCATTCTTCCTTCATCTCAGAGCCAATTAATTAGTTCCCAAACTAGATAACACTACAC